GAATGATGCCATTAAAATAAAATTTTATGTAAAAATACAAAATATTAAATTCTTTTATTATACAACAAAAAAGTCATTACGATTTCGCCACCTACTATAAACACAATATCTAATTGCATCAAGAAGGTGATCTGCCTGGTTTGCTTTAGGTTTGTTAATTATTGTTCCATCTTTTAGCTCATCATAAATGTAGCTTTGCTGCTCTTTAAGAATGTTTTTAGATTCTTCACTAACATATATATCAAACTCTTTCAATAAGCTGATCCCAGCGTTAATACTGCCTTGTCCCTTAACTGCTCCTTTTGCCCAAATTGACATCTGGCGTAATTCCTCACCAGATTTCGGTTCTGCTGAATCGTAATAAAGCAGCACATCATCCATTTTTATGCTTTTAATAAACTCTGCAATATCTCTGTTAGTCATACCCTTTTTATATATAAGCTCATGTATATATAGATTATCTTTGTGTTTACCTACCCTTACAATTGCTAATGGATCTTGACTAAAACCAAAATCACACCCAAGCACTACATCATCTAGCTCTGGAAAATCTGCATAAGGAATATAATTCCAGTTTTTAAATATTTGCTTTTCACTAAATACAGCTCTTTGACCTTCACCATATACTCTCCAGTAATCAGGATCTCTTTCTTTAATTCTTTCTATCTCATCAATTAATTCTTTAGGCAAAAACTTATTGTCTTTGTATGTGCTTATAAATAAATTAGCATCATCTCTCTCAGCTAAGTCATAAAGATAATGTACTGGATCAGATGGGTTAAAATCAATTAATATTTTTTTTCTGGTTCGCATTACTAATTGCTGATAATCTTCAAAAAATAATTCATTGCCCTCATTTATCCATAATATATCTCTAGCAGATCCCCTAATCTTTTGTGCATCATCAGCACTAAACATTTCTAAAGTATGCCCATTAAATTCAAATGTGTTTTCGGATTTATTATGTATACCATTCCAGTATATACCTAACTCTTTTGATATATGTAAAAAATCTCTTAGAACAGATCTTTTAAGTGCTGGGAGTGTTTTTCTAACTATGCTTATTGTTAATGGATCTTTTTCAGTAGTCATTAAATACAAACAATATTGCATCAAGCTCCAACTTTTCCCACTTCTAGTACCCCCTTGCCAAATATTTAATCTGGCTTTGGTGTTTACAGCTTCATAAAATTGTTTATTGCAATACTCAGTTACTTTTTGTCTTTGGCTGGTGTCCATTCAATTAGTTTGCTTTCAATAGAGCTATCATGTTGTATCTCTTGTCTTTCAACATAACCTCTTTTTTTCCCTTTTGTTTTTAGTAGGAATATTGTTGCAGTTGTATTCCCATCTTGTATTTGCTTATGTAGTTGGCTTTCAGCAAAATCTAATGTTATATCCTCAATTGATTTAACTTCTGCTGCATACTTAGGATCATCTTTAAGCCAATTATAATGTGTCTGTCTATTAATACCAACCGACCTAACAGCTGTTGTAACAACTGATAAACTTTTTTCCAATGCTTTGAGCATTAATCTTTTTTTATGTGTCGAAACTTGTCTATTTGCCATTTAACAAAATTACATAAAAAAAAGGGAGTTGTAAAACCCCCTTTAATTACCTAATGCCAATAGCTTCCACCTGGCTTCTTACGTTAGGTTTTTAAATTATACTCTTTTCCATTTATTTTAACTTTTATATCTGGATCTAGTTTTAACATTCTATCAATAATTACTTGACAATACTTTGGATCAAGCTCCATAGCATAACATTTACGTTTTAATTGATGTGCTGCTACCATAGTAGAACCAGAACCTAAAAAAAGATCAACTAAAATTTTTACTTTTTTGTGATTATTTATTGCTCTGTTAGCTAATTCAACTGGTTTTTGAGTTGGATGCATATAGTTTGTATCTTTTTTAATTTCCCACAAATCACTTTCGTTGTTAATACCCTCATCTAACTTACCATTGAATAAACAAAACTCATGTTGATGTCTATAACCTTTACCTAAACCAAAAACATTTTTTGCCCAAACAATACATGCCTTAAAATCTAATTTAGTTTGTAATAATCCATAAAATTTCCAATTACACCATATGTAATAACAACTAGGTTTTAATATATTTAATATTGAAAAAAAACCATTTATTAAAATTTCAAATTCATTTTCAAATAAATCATAAATTTTTATAACATCAAATTTACCACTCCTACCATTAAAAGCTACATTGTAAGGTGGATCAGTAAAAACCATATCAGCTTTTTTGCCATTCATTAATTTAGTAACTAAATCTGCATCTGTACTGTCACCACACAATAACCTATGTTCGCCTATCTCAATTAAATCACCTAAAACAACATCAACTTTCATTTGTTCTGGTTCAGTATAATCATCTTCTTCTGCATCTAGTTGTATTTCATCAAACTCTGGCAAATCTAAACCCCATTCATTTAATTTTTTTGTATCCCATTCATTAGCTAATATATCCCAATCCCAATCACCAAAACCAACATTATCTTTTATTATAAATTCTTGTTTTTGTTCTTCTGTCCAACCAATAGCTTGATGTATATAAACCTCAAATAAACCAGCTGATTTACATGCTTTTAATCTCATATTGCCACCAAGTACAATCATATTTTCATCAACTACAATTGGTCGTTTTTCCAACATTTCTGGAAACTCCTTAATTGATTTAACTAATTTTTTAAATTTAGAATCAACAACATATCTTGGATTGTTAGGATTCTCTTTAATTTCTTTGATGTTTACTTTTTTAATCATGTTTGCTTTTTTTGTTGTACAAATATAAATACAAATCCCATATTTTACTACTTGCATCTTTTTGATATGCATAAGTTTTAGGTGATCTTATAAGCTCGCCATTATCATTTATTTCAACATAGCATTTTTTTTTACCCTTAATAGGAACTATATAAACTTTTATATTATTTTCTAAACACCAGGATTGTGCTTTTAAATATTTATTCATATAAAAAGTTTAATAATTAAGGCAATACAACTAAAAATAACAAATCCCCAACCTATTAATGCAACTAACACTAATAACTTTAAAAAAAACTTATGTAACTTTTTCATTCTGTGCCAGATATTATGTCTTTTTTATTAGCATCATCAACTAGCATTGCAAATCCTAAAAATAAATAATTCAAAGCATCTGCATAGCGACTATCTATTGGCTCAGCTTGATGCATATTAGAATCACCAGCATGGCTTAAAATAGCTTGTATATGCTTATTAAAAAATACTGCCCAAACTTCCATAGGTGTAATCCCTATGCTTTCAGCAGTTGATTTAAAGTTATGTAATACATCAATACTTTTATTTGTGTATTCTGGTTGTTTAGCATTCATTATATCTTCTGCTTTAGATAAAATATAATTTTTAGTTTCTATAAATTCTTTTTGATTCATGTTATTTCTATGTTATTTTATGTTAATTTATGTTAAAATGGTACGTTATCTTTTATTACTTGTATTTTTTTTTCGCCTTGAAATATCTCTTTATAAATACCCCCATTTTCAAAATCTGGAGCTATCTCAAAATCACCTAGTTGCCCATTTTCTTTACGTTTTACCTTTTCCACATGAACTCTAACAACATCACTTTTATATTTTGTTCTTTGCCCTATGCATCTATATGCAATTAATCCATTATATGCTTTATTAAAAAAATCAGCACTACCAGAAATATCATAAAGAGTTGGTTTTTTATATACACCACCCTCACTTTCAATTTTTCTAGGATGTGCAACTAAAAATAAATGAGTGTTTGTTTGTTGACAAAATTGTGTTATTTGACTTAGTATTTTGCCTATATAACTATGATCTCTTTGAGCTGAGTGATCTAACATATTCCAGGGATCTATAACACATACATTTATACCCTTTTGAAATACAAGCTCCCTAAATGCATTTAAAATGCCTTTTAAGGTTAAGTTTTCTAAATCAATCTTAATCCAAAAGAAATGATCTTCAATAAAATCTTTAGTA